TTACCATGCAATCTGCTTACGTCAAGCGCGTTCTCCGACCTGCCCATGAGGCATTGTACGACCATCTATCATCTTTTGGCTGGATTGTCCGTGGCGAGGTAACTTCCTCTCACTTTAAGGACGCAGTTCGAGCATTAGAGGAGGGAGAAGATATAATTAGCGGAGACTACGAGTCCGCTACTGACAATATATATCTTCCTATTGTCCAAATGATCGTTGACGAGGTTGCGAGGGCCGCGGAGGGAGATTTGACCGAGGAGGAAAGAAGAGTTTTGATAGGTTCGTTCACGGATTTAAAGTGGAGGTCTAAGAGTGGCAAGCTTCATAGGATTTTGAGAGGGAGCATGATGGGTAACCTCATGTCGTTCCCTGTTCTATGCATTTTAAATAAAGCTTGTTTTGACCTTACCTCTGATTATTTCCATGACCCATGCGAGGGGAGGGAGCGTTTTGGGAGGTTTAACGGTGATGATTGCTTGTTCACGGGTAACAAAGAATTTTTCTCGAAGTGGAGAGAAGTAACGTCCTGGTTTGGCTTAGTTGTCAACGTTTCAAAGACAGGTACTTCTCGTCGATACGGAGAGTTGAATTCTAATTGCTTTGATTATTATCAGAACCGCATTATCGCAAAACCGACCTTGGGCTTCCTTCGCAAGACATCCGAACCTGGAGAGATTTTAACTTCAGTACTCGACGGAATAAGATCCTTCCGACCAGAAGTTCAACAGAGGATCGTTCACGTTGTGATGAGATACGAGATTTCCGTTAAAGGAATTCAATGTAATAGTATCCCTGCCTATATAGGCGTGAATCGCGAGCCATGGTTGAAAAACTTGCTTCGGAAGAAATGGTTTAGGAGGGCATTAGAGGTGGGACCTGTCCCGATCATAGATCAAAAGACGACCCGTTATAATAAAAAGGAAAAAAAATTTGAGAAACTCAGCACGGCTGAAAAAAGAATTGTACCGGTCCGACAGGGACCTTTACCTCGAGAGAGGGATTACGAGTTGGTCGAAGAGCTCACAGCCCAGCTTTCTGAAATGAATCAAGAATTCTGGAAGGGCCGTAGAGTTAGACCTTTCGAGTATAAAATCTCTCGCAAACACTGTTACGACCGGTACAACAAAAAAATAGAATTAAGAGAAGGAAAATGGAGATTTGAGAGAGGCAAGCATGTTTGGCTTTGGCCTGCTGAGCTTTTAGAATTTTGGGAGTTTAATTGCAGCTTCCGTCCCCCTCATAGGCCTGGTTCTACACTGATAAGTAGAGAGTGCCGCCGAGAATCTTTGGAACCGCTGTATCATCCCTTTATTTCTTGGAAGCAGGACATGGTCTTTAAACCAACGCCTCTCGACCCCTCCTCATTTTCAATTCCTCCCTCTCTTATTCCCCAAAAAAAAGAACAATTCCTCTCTCTTTACTTCGGTCCCCCGCCCCCCATAATCTCGCGTTCTTTCCGGGAGAAATTTCTTTCTCATTATTCGGATATGTACGACAAGAAAACGCGTGGCGGTCCATATGCGAAACCACTTTGGTGATTTTTTTCAGTGGCAGATAATGGGGAGACTTCGGTCGAGCATGAGAAACCCATGGAGCACACTAAGAAGGGAGTTGTGTCTTGTCGGATGATTGATGGATCGGTTGTAGCGGATGTCTTGTAACGATCTCTTTCCTTATCATCTGTCTGCTCGCCTCATAGAGTGGAATTAAAAGATGTACACGATTAATGAATCAAAAGCGAAGATATCAGGAATGAAGTAGATGGTCTCTGTGAGTCGTAGAAGGCCCCCTAGGGCGTATGTAGCGGTAAGGATGCGGGAACATACTTGTATGTCGGCAGAAGCTTAGGCATTCTGCACCCGGGTACGCAAGCATCCACCTTCTTTCATTTGGGAGACGTTTTTTTTCTTATCAGGAGGGGCGCGAGGCGGGCGTAATCCCCGAGTTGGTTGCCTAAGTAGCGTTTTGATAAATCTGTGCCGGAGTACCAGTAGC